ATAGGTGCTTTAGATGATAACTATCAACCAGATGGCAAAGAACGCAAGGTAAACTACAGCGATATGGGTGAGCAGATAGACTGTTATACACCTGCTGACGGTACCATGTCATCAAATAAAAATTATAGTGCATATTCTAGATATGATCAAATAACAGGGTACCTTACTTCTACTGACTGTAGTTTTAGTGGTACTAGCGCAGCCTGTCCGGTAGCAGCCGGTTTGATAGCAACGAAACTTCAGAGTAACCGTTCATGGACTTGGTCCGATATAAGAACATGGTTACAAACAGTACCTTTACAACAAGCAACTACATTCTATCAAGGACCCGACCCTTCTACTGCTATGAGCGCAGATTGGGCAGACTTAAATAGTCTTATGGGTGGTACTAGACGAGTATTATATAATTTAGATTCAAACACTACCGGAACTCTTTCAGGGACATACACTATGAGCGGTGGGCTATCCTTTAGGATAGTTTGATAAATACAAGACAGGATTAAGACAATGACATCATACGTATATACAGCAAGTGGTTCAGCTACAGCATCAGCAAACATAGCAACTGATAAAGTCAGAATTGCGACTACGGCTTCACCAATTCAATATACTACCAGTTTTCCCAATGTTGCGTTAACTGGTACTGTAACTTGTGCTACGAACAGCAATACTGTTACTGGATCAGGCACGGCATTCTTGTCACAATTAAATGTAGGTGCTTGGATAGGAAATACAGCAGGTAGTACAGTAGGAATTGTAAAATCTATTGCTAACAATACAAGTCTAACATTGACTGCTAACGCCGCAGTAGCAATATCAGGTGCTACTGCACGATATAATCCATATGGTGTGCCATACACTGTAGCAGATGCTAACTCAACGATCATTCCTGCAAATACTATTCAAAATAGTATCATCGTGGGTCAAGGTAACGTTGTATCATTCTTAGACATAGGCGGTGGTAGCCCGCATGAATTCAGTATTACTGAATTAGGTATGCCTCATCCTAACACTGGCACAAGTGGAGTATTAGCAACTCCATCAGCCGGTGGCCCTACAGAATAATAGCCGCGTAAAAAAATAGACTTTTTTGATAAATACTTTATATTCATGACGTTGTTGTCATGATTTATGCGGTCCCCGCCGCGTACCGGCTAGAACCCGGCATTATAGGAGAACAAAACAATGGGTCGTCCACTAAAAATCGCAAAAGCACAGGCTGTTGTCACAATCACTGATACTACAGCCGCAACAGGATTAGTAACTACATCAGCAAACTTCACTAACTTAGGTATCATTGCAGGTATGCCATTCATACCAGCAAGTAACGTAGGTAATTTAGTTGCAGGTACAACTTACTGGATTCTACAGGTTGTGAATGCAGGTGCAAACAGCACATTCACAGTCTCAGCAACACAGTTATCAGCAAACCCAACATATACTGCATTCACATTAGCAGATGCAGGTCCTGTAACTGTAGCCGCATCAGTCGGTGTTGTTGATGCATATTTCAACAATCCAAATGGCGGTGCAGGTTATCCTGCAACAAACGCAAATACTTACTCAGTAGTTGGTGGTAACACAGCAATCTATGGTAGTCAAGTTCTTTGCCAAGTTGCAATCGGCGTAGCAGGCACAGGCACATTAGTTGTAGAAAATGGTAACACTACTGTTACAGGTACTGGCACTATATTCACAACTGAATTGTCAGCCGGATCAGTATTAACAACTAGTGAAGGTGAATTGATCGGCTTTGTCGATTCAATCACTACCGATACAGAACTAGAGTTAGACAGTGCCGCAACTGAAGATTATACAGATATAAGTTTCGTTTTCGCAGACAACGAAGCAGGCTTTATCGTTCGTCAGAAGGGTAAGCAAAAGTATCTAGTACAAGGCTCAACATCAGGTCTAGTTGGTCCATGTTATACAGCAAATATAGCAAATGCCGCATTGTTACCAAATACAATGTCAATCATTGCTACATATGCTAACGCGGCAACTACATTGGTACAATCACTAAGTGATCATACTGTTGAAATCTTTACAGCAACATCTGGCGAGACAGCATTGCCAAATGAAACTGCAAACATCAACAACAGTAGCCCAGCATTCGGCACATTCAATACTGCCTATGCTGCCAACACTTACGGTGGTCAGCCATACCCAATCGTAACAATCAACCAGGCGTAATAAAATAAAATGTCTACTGTGAATGCTGTCAAGCGCGTAGAACAAGCCGAGACTGAGATCGCGGTGCTCCAAGTCCAAGTGAAGAACTTAGACGAGAAGCTAGACGATCTCAAAGTCGAGGTGAAAGACCTACATGATTGTCTCGACCGCAACATGGATGAGACTAAAGTTATACTCAAGGAATTCCAAGAGGCTAACACGAAATCTCATGACGAGTTAGCGGAAAAATTGAGTAGTCTAGAAAAAATCAAATGGATGTTGATGGGCGCGGCAGCAGTATTAGGTGCTACCGGCGTAGAAGCATTCAAGATGATTGTCAATGGCTGATTGATTATGTCAATCGTAAAAACGGGGCTTAGGCCCCGTTTTTATTTTCAGTAAGGCTTTTTAGTTTTTCTTTAACAATATCGATATTGATAGTACTAAACAAGCCGGGATGCATAGGTTTAGGATGTTGATCATGACCTATCCAAGCATATCCCACATGCTCATCGTTGAGATGAGGTACAAACTCTTCATCGACTGCGCAAAAGAATGTGTGGTAAGTGAAAGTATTATTCACAAACTTTTGTATAGGTATGAGTTTTGGATTCATAGGCCAAAAGTTAACTTCTTCCATGCATTCGCGTTGCAAACCTTCTAGCAAGGTCTCATTCTCTTCAATCTTGCCACCAGGCACACCCCAAGCAAAATTGGCATCACTACGCATCAGATATAGAAATCTGCCCGTATTCGTGCAATAAAAGAATATTCCTGCTGAAGTATTTTTCATAACTAGAGTATAACACTCTTTGGATCAAATTACAATAGAGTAATCGCCCTGATCGTACCAACCTTCGTATGATTTCATCCATTGACCTTCAGATTGGACATAACGGTATTGGATATTTGTAGTTAGATTGGTGACATACTGGACAGATGTAGATTGTTCTGCATCAAATGATACGAACCATGAACTTGATCCGGTATCATATTCTATGATGTCATTAGCCTTCGCGACCAAATTACCCCAACTTACTGTTGGACTTCCTGGACTGCCGATATCTTCAACAATCAAATATCTACGACCATTTATAGGTCCTGGCAATCCTGCGTTTGGTCCTGTCAATTGAGGATTGATGACAGCATCAACTGGGTTCAATGTGTTTTGTGGTAATGTGTCTGGGTCGATGTTATAGATTAATATTCTGTCATCGACTGGATCTGGCACTATGGTACCTACGATATCATCTTCCATGAATGGATTCTGTAACCATATCTGACTGATACCGGGCTTGAACTTACCATAGACGTTCAATAGGCTAGACCAGTATAGATTAGTATTAGGTGGAGTAGGATTATCTAAATCAGTATTAGGTGGATAAAATGCTTCATTGGCAGGTAATAACTGTAATGTATTACCTATCAATAATAATTTATACCCATATGGTGTGATCTTTTGTCTAGTACCCAACAATAAATCTTCATCTTGTATATCTTGTAGTGCGCTGCCTTTATAGATGCTTGCTATGATCTTGTTGATCACGCCCATCTTCTTGAGTTTAGTTGATGTGCTGATCCATATAGGCATATAGAACTTCCAACTCAATACATCGATAGGATTACCTGTGCCTTGCGGTATGCTTCTAGAACTGAATGTGATACCATCTTGGTATACAACTGTCAATGAAGTCCAGTCAACGAAGTTGTCTGTGCTTTGTATTTCTAGTGCAGGATTAAACAATGTGCCTAATTGCTCTACTAATTCTAATTTTTGATTATAGTTAGTAGTCCACATATCTACTTGAATGCGTAATGTATAAGGAACAGGCATCAATCTTTCTACAGTGAATGCTTGACCTTGTGTCTGTTCATAAGTCTGTGTTTCTTGATTGTAGGCGCGCTGGCGAACATTGATCTTATCGATGAATGTTGGTTCTTGCATTCTGCGCTGATCATATTCTAATCCAGTAATCCAATATGTGAATAATGGTGCGCTAGGTAAATTGCTTGCGCTATTATTTGCGATCACAGTAGATACTAGTCTGCTTTGATCACCATACATGATAGGCACACGAACAAGTATGTCGTTGCCGTTAGGATCTTTGCCTTTAGTAACTTGCCAGTTGCTAAAAATCTTAGCGAACTGTAGTAAGAATCTGCGTATCTGATTGTCGTAAAAAAACTGTGCCATGCGTTACTCTTATGGTTGAGGTGGTAAATTGTCTGGTGCTAAAGATAATATGCTAGATAACGGTTGAGCAGAAGGTATCAACTCTTCTTGGTTATTGTTATATATCACAGCCTCATTATTGATGAATGTTGATTTCTGTGCCTTATCTTCGGCAGTAAATCCTATCATGTCTGGAGTTCTGACATTAGTTGATATGCGAACCCATAATTGACCGTCCCAACGATATAATATCTGCGGCATATAATCTATGCGCAAGAAATAATCACCAACCTGTGGATTCTGTGGGAAACTGATACCTGCGCCCGATGGATATCCATTTGGTGCTGTGCCATCTCCTGACAAGTATGCAGTCTCATAACCGAAACTTCTTGGACTTGCTCTTGTGATATATTGGAACGCTGGATCGCAGTCAGCACGATAGTCCATCTGAGTACTGATAGTTCCAGTGAATCCTGGCTGTGTTGGATCTTGGTCAGCAGTCGCATAAGTGTTGTCAGCAGTGCCATATGGACCAGTTACTGGGCCTGTTGACATGACAGATAATATCTTTTGTCCTTCTAACGCTCTTGAGCCTGAACCTTCCGGTAATACATAAGGTTTTGTTTCTTTAATCTCAAGATTTGCTTGAACGAATTTATCAAACTTTCCTGCTATGTCCATATCAGCAGTCATATCCCAAATACTCTTTATAAGATCCTTATTGATCTTGATGCCTACGCTAGGATTCTTATACTTAGGATTGCGCATATACACTACAGTACCTGTAGTGCTTGGTGCACCTGCTGAACTTGTTACTATATTGATAGGTGGTGCAGGCTGATTTAACTTTCCAGAAGGAGTGTTGTTCGCCTCATACACACCATATGTAGGTACGACATAGAGTTTGCTATTATCGTAACCTGCTTTAGGTACAATGCGTTTTGCTTCTTCAAGTTGTGCGTTATTGATCTCAATGTTTTTATTGTATGTAGACAATATGTCCTTGAGATTTTGATTAGGATCTAGTTCCCAATATGTACTATTTGGTGGACTGATACCGGCAGGTACTTCTATCTTGCTGATGTAATTTTTGTCACCATAACTGATGACATAACCAGGGGGATAAACTTTATCTTTATCCCACTGACCTAGATAATTGTCTTTGTTGATTGGTTCTTGTAATATCTGACTGAATTCTTGGCTGTCTACTAATGGCTCGCACTTGATGCGCCACAAGTGAGGATACCATGTTTGACTGAAACCTTCGCTAGCGAAATTTGCGTCTGTGATTGAATAAAATCTTTTTAATGCTACCGGTATCGTTTCTTTTAAAGGATTATAATCTAGTAAGTGTGGTAATTCTAAAACATCGCCCACCATCAATTTTCTGCCAACGATATCGATCATATCATTGTAGTGGACTGTAACGAAAATTATGTCATTATTCAAGAATAAGCCAAACTGGCTTAGATCGAAATCAAGATTCTGAACATTGTAATGACCGCGTAATCTAAAAATATTTGGATCATACACTCTATCACGATTTTCTAAAAATAGCAAATCTTGAATCTGTGTAGGATCGGGACTTATATATTGTGGTTGAGTATAGTCCGGACTCGGTGTCTGCGCATTTGGGCCCATGTACTTGTGTATGTACAAATCTGTTCCGCCCACAGTAAACTGCTCCGATATTGTCCTATCGAAGAACTTATAGTCGTTTTGCTTAGTTGGGCTATAAAGAGATAATTTGGGCATAGTAGTATTTAGTCATTAAAACAACGGCTTAAATAGGACTTGACACCCGAACTGAAAGGTGTTAGAATATATACTATCGTTGACAATTTGGAGACATAAATGGCTCGTACCAAAAACACAGAGATTAAAGAACTGCATCCTAAGGATCCTGATACCAAGTATTTTGGATCAGAACCTGTCTTTAGCGAGGATAACACTAAATGGTCATTGGGTAGCGCATTGACCTGGTATGGTCATTTTTATGACAAGAAGGATGCCCGCGAGTTTATCGCACAGTACCTCGAATTTACGGGTGATATTGAACGATCTAAATCTGTACGCAAAGTGCATGAAAGTCAGGTAATCACTAGTTATGGTTATCTCGCACGATGCATCATGCGTGGATATCGGCCTACTGAAGAACAGACAGCACGATTTAATAATGAAGTAGATCGCATGATCCGAACAGCAGAGGTAGTGCAGGCTGTTGAGAAGCCGGTTAGCAATCGCCCCAATGTTCAAGAGATCATGCGCGAGAAAACGCATGAGGCAGGTGGCGAACTTGAGGGTCGCTGGGATGACTATATTAAAGATGGTTGTAAGAAAGAGAATAGTATCAACCCTGTACAAGTGTTGACACAATTCAATATCTTGCCACAGCATGTCAACATTTTGATCGATGCTTGGAAATCAAAACTTGATGAATACTACGAACTACAACAAGGAAAAGATGAGCAGTTGAACGAAGCGTATGCTCACCTAGGTAAGATTCAAGTTCGTAACATCATAGGTACTATCGAATCGGTTATTGCCGAAATCAATAGTTATATCAACATCAAAAAGAATGGTCGCAAGCCCCGTGCTAAGAAGCCTGTGCCGGTCGAGAAGATCGTTCGCAAGTTGAAGTACCTCAAGACATTCAAACTTGAGAAACTTGATTTGGTAAGCGTCCCACCTGCTAAGTTGCATAATTCTACTGAAGCATGGGTCTATGACGCTAAGAAGCGTAAACTCTTTCACTTTGTTGCCGATGAATATGCTAAGTGCCTCAGTGTCAAGAACAATACTGTGACTGGCTTTTGCACTAAGCAAAGTGAAGGCAAGACATTGCGCAAGCCTGAAACTCAGATCAAAGAGATCATGGGATCTAAGCCCGCGGCAAGAAAGTTCTTTAAAGACATCAAAGCAGTCAGCGTCACTCCTAACGGAAGATTTAACGATGACATGATCATCTTGAGGGCATTCTAATGAATGAATCATTCGACCCCTTAGAAAAAAGAATGGAAACTATGATGACGGTCATAGATACTGCTATCGAAACTGCCAGCACGCCGCAGGATCAATTGATGCTAGCCTGTGCTATGTTGCAAAGGACTAGAGAAATTTTTGATCATGTTTTAGGCAAGGATGGAAGAAAACAAATGTTTAGAGGATTAACAGATGAGTAACCAAGTTGACTTGAACAAGTATATGGAATTTGTCTCTGCTGTGACAAGCAAGCAGAGCCATGATTTGACTGAGTTTATGAATCAGTTAGATCGATTAGATGCAAACTATGAAGCATATGGAGCAGATGGGGAATACATGCATGGTCCAGATGTCAATGTACCACTATTGCTTTGTGGTGCTATCGGTCTAGGTAGCGAGACCGGCGAGTTCCAAGAAATCGTAAAGAAGATCGTATTTCAAGGTAAGCCCTTCAATGAAGAAACACATTTTCACATGAAGCGCGAACTAGGAGATATCATGTGGTACTGGATCAATGCTTGCAGAGCATTACAACTTGACCCCAATGAAGTAGTTGCTGAGAATGTCAAAAAGTTGCAGGCCCGTTACCCGGGCGGACACTTTGATGTTTATCATAGTGAGAATAGAAAAGAGGGCGATCTCTGATATTCCGATAAATACTGATATTAATCGGAATATAAAATGGCTGCAGATCCACTATCAACACCAACAAACGCAAACTTACAAGAGTTAAAAGAAGCATTATTCAATAATGTCCGTTTGCGCCTAGGCGGTGACATCATCGACCTAGAATTAGATCCACAGCATTATGAAGCCGCATACGATTATGCTAT